CAGCACCAATGTTTGGTGTTACAAGTGTTGGGGTATTAGCAAAAACAAGTGCTCCAGTACCAGTCTCATCAGAGATGATTCCAGCAAGTTCTGAAGAAGATGTTGATGCAAGTACGTTCAACTTATCTGTTGTTACAACAAGAGTCTTTGTGCTTGGAATGCTTGTACCATTGATAGAATCAGCAGTTGCAACACCAAGTGCTGGAGTTGTAAGAGTTGGGCTTGTAAGAGTCTTGTTTGTGAGAGTCTGTGTATTTGTTGTTCCAACTACTGCACCAGTTGCACCGTGTGCTGTTGTTGATCCTGTATGTGTTGTAAGATCTGCATCAGCAGCCTTTGCATTTAATTGAGTCTGAATTGCTGATGTCACACCATCTACATAATTAAGTTCTGTTGTAGAAAGAGTTGCTCCATCAAGAATATTAAGTTCTGTAGAACTTGCTGACATAACAACATCTTCGTTAATCTTTGGTGATGTTAATGTTTTGTTTGTAAGAGTTTGTGTGTTTGTTGTTCCAACTACCGCACCAGATGCGCCGTGTGCTGCTGTTAGGTCTGCGTGAGTTGTAACGTCTGAAGTAAGTGCTACTGTACCTGTAGCATTTGGAAGTGTGATTGTCCGATCTGCGGTTGGATCTGTGACTGTAAGTGTTGTCTCATAGTCGTCTGCTGTTGCGCCTTCAAAAGTAATTTCTGTTTGAAATACACCAACTGCTGCTGGATCTGACCATTGAACGCCATATGTTGCACCTGACGCTGCAGTGAGGACCTGTCCGTTGCTTCCAACGCCAAGACGTGCTATTGCATCATTTGCACTACCAACAATTAAATCACCTTTAGCATCTACAGTTCCTGCGGTAATAACATTTTTACCATTAACAGTTGCTGTTTCTCCTTGAACAATTAAACCATTTTTTACTTTAAAATCTTTTTCTACTGTTGCCATTTTTTATCTCCTTTTTTATGCCTTTAATCCCATACGTGCATAACGTACGGTGATTGGGGTTATACCGATAACTGGAGTAACCGTTACGGATACTGTATTTCCAGCACGGGAGACGCTAATGGTGCCAATATTCCCATCATTGTCGATTGTTCCATACTCACTGACAGATACACCTGTAGTATCAGCAAGAATTGTCATTTCTGTTGCGTAATACTTGTTCTCGCCACCAGAAGTCTTTTTAATAGAGATCATATACTTAACTGCTCTATATTCAGTTGCATCAAAATTATCAATTACTGTAGCAGTTTCAATGCCGTTGATTGTTGACTCATTGTTTCCTGCACTACCCAAATCTGTTGCTTGAGCGCTTGCTGTGTCAATAAAATCTTCAAAGTCCGTCTGTGAAGGACGATCTCCTGTTTGAAATCTTAACTTTAAGTTTGCTAGTGATAGACGGGCCATGTTTATATTATAACATAATTTTATTACAAGATATAGTTAGAAAAACCAATTATCTGCAGACCAATTCCTGGGGGATTCAAAGGATCTATACCTTCAATACCTATATTAGTTATCTTTAATCTGAATGGAAGTATTGCATTTATTGATACCTTTTTAGAATAGTCAACTGTTTTTATACCCGAAGATTTAAAACCTTTTATTGGAGTTATTTTGGTTTTTGTTTTAACATCAGTTAAAGTTGTTTTTGAATAGTTAACAGTTTTAATTTTGGAAGACTTAAAATCTTTTACTGCAGTTACTTTTGTTTTTGCCTTAACGTCAGTTAGTGTTGCTTTAGCCATTTCTTATGACTGATCTGTAACTTCGCCAAGCATGATCATTTCTCCTTGACATACAGTCCAAACCCTTGTAGCATCTGTAAGTTGAACATCAAAAACATCACCAGTTCTTAGTTGTTTAGATTGAGCGGGAGTTAAAGAAACTAAAAACTCTCCATCTCCATCAGTTACTGATTGTACTGGTACTAACTCAAATATTAAATCATCTCCAACGTTGTCAGAGTACCGTCTAAAATCGACCTCAATGTCCCAATCATCAACTACAATTGGATCTCCTGCATCATCTTGTACATATATTCTAAAAGAGGCGCTATCGCCAATTACAACCGTCCAGTTAACCAATGGTGGCTTATTTCCAATATTGTAGGTAGAAGGAGCCTTTACATCCATCTCTGATTCGTCTGGATTGCGGTATTTAGCCATAAAGAAATTATATCACATTAAGTCTTTAAGTTGACTCAATATCCAAATCCATGATATACTAGTGAGTAACACCATAACTTTATGGTGTTTTTGTTTCTAAGGAGGAACAGTCATGACAACTAATAAGATAGTGATTGGAATACTCGCAGCAGTAACTGGAATTGCTTTGTTCTCTAATTCTAGTGCTAATGCTGAAAATAACTTGAGTAGTACCGTGTCAAAAAGTGAAACCCAAACCGCTGAGGCGGTTTTTTCAGTTTCTAAAGAAGAAAATAATAAAACTAAGAAAAAGTACAAATATGGAACCCCTCTTGAAAAAGATGAACTAATTAAAATATTAAAGTCTGTAGGGTTTGAAGGCTATGCACTAAAAGTTGCTTGGGCAACAGTAATGAAAGAATCTATGGGTACTCCTAACTCTTGGAATCCAAATAGAAACACTGGAGATAATTCTTATGGCCTATTCCAAATCAATATGCTAGGATCAATGGGTCAAGATCGACGGGATAAATTTAATTTAGAATCCAATGAAGATCTATTCGATCCCGTTAAAAATGCAGAGATTGCTTATCATATGAGTGATGGTGGTAAAGACTGGTCTGCCTGGAAGGGTATTACTTGGAAGACTAAAGAGTGGCTTGCAAGGTATCCTGATTAATTATTTGTTTTATCTTTACTATCAAAAACCAACATATTATCTGTAAAGAAGTTGTCGTATGGCTCACAGTTAATAGAATAAACTGTTTCTTCATAATCAATTGCCTCTACAGAAATGATTGCTTCAAAATCAAATGCTGCATATGAATAAACAAAATATGTAGAATCAATTTCATCTGCTCTTGTAAACTTAACAACATCATCTTTTTTGGTTAAAACATAATGTGAACCAGAATATAAATCTCCGTTAATAGAATAGATCTTATCTGTTTGATGAAGATTAATGCTTACAATTTCAGTCTCTACAACATTGTCAGAATTTAAAACAATATCAGAACTTTGCCAAGATGTCCAATCTAATACATTTTCAGATGGAATATTCATTCCATAAAGTTTGTCTCCAACTTGTAGTTCAGATGCTGGTTTTCTTCCATCAACTGTTAAAACTCCTGTATTTCTAGCAACTGAATATTCAGAATAGGATGGACCAAATGGAGTAAAACCAAATGGAGTAAAACTAAATGGAGTAAAACCAAAGGGTGCAAAAGGTGTAAAACCAAATGGTGCAGGGGATGCAGCAGGAGTAGCCGAATTGCTTGAAGCAGATTCTAATGATGTAGCAACACCGTTTCCTAATTTTACTTTAAATGTATAGGCTGTTCCATTTGATAAACCACTAACAGTTATTGGAGAGGTTGAAGATGTTCCAGTTATACTAGATGGAGTTGAAGTTGCAGTATAAGTTGTTCCCGTTGGTTTTCCTAAATATGAAGGGGCTGTAAAAGTAATTGATGCACTAGCATCTCCTGCTGTTGCGGTTCCAATTGTTGGAATTCCTGGTTGTATTCCTCCACTACCTGAAGATATTGGTGGTAATGGCATTATGCACTCAAGTCGCCAATTGCAATCCAAGTATTGGTTGCTCGTTTAATTAGTGTGCAGGACGAATACTGTGCTCTTAATTTTGCTGCATTTGAAGAAATTTGAGGTGTACAATTTAATGTAACTCCAGCAGAAACTGTTACTGTTGTTGCTCCAGTTCCAGTTTGAATAATTGTAATCTGTGAACCAGTTGCAAAAGCCTGAGTTGAATTAGTTGGAATGGTAACTGTATTTGCAGTTGATGTTAAATTCATTTCAATAATTTTATATCCATCTGACAAAACCAATGTATGATCTGCTGTTTTTTCTAAAATAGTAAAATTTAATGCAGACGTGCTCTCTGCAACTGTTTTTACTGCAGTTGGTGTTGCTGCTTTAACTGATGAGGTTTCTGATATTGAATCACTTAGTTGAACACTTCCCACAACAGATGTGGTTGCTGCAGTTACCGCAGGTGGTGCCCATTTAACTCCAAGTGTTTCTGCTGTATCTGCTGTTAAAAGATATCCGTTACTTCCTCCTGGAATTGATAAATTATCTAATGCGTTGTTACCAGATCCAACAAAAAGATCTCCTTTTGCGTCCATAACAGATTCTAAAACAACTGCGCTAGTGTCTGTAGAAATTTCAGCGATTGATGCTTCAATTTGTTTTAAATAATATGCAATACCTGCAGTTGGGGCTACGCCAGTTGCAATGGGAGTGTCTTGTCCATAATGATAATTTCTTAATGCAATCTGAATATCTGCAGCGTCAGTTAGCGCTGGCATTTTTGCAAGGGGATAGTGATGAGTTTGATCAGTTCCAATGTTTCCGGCAGCCATAGAAATATTATACCATATTAATAAAAATTATTCAGTTACCGTTATTGCGGTTGCTACTTGCGTTACTTCTACTTCTTGGTCAATTCCAGTTAAATTTGGAGCGGTATTGAGAACAATGTTTAAATTTGGTTCATAAACAGTTATAGAGTCTTCATAAACAAAAACTTCTGGCATTATGCACCAGTTACGTCATCGGTTACTGTAATTGCTCCAGTTAAAAGTGTATATCTTAATGCAGCACTATTAAAGATTTCAACATCATAATAATATGTTGATCCTCCAACCAAATCGGTTCTAGCACCTGGTTTAATTGTACAAGTAATAATGTCTGTACTTGTATTGATTACTGCAGAAAGTTTAGTTGTATCCGCAACACTATCAATTGATGTAGTTGGGCTGTCTCCTCTACTTGAAGCAATTGAAAAAATTGCTCCCGCAGCAGAATAGGAATCTAATGGGAAAGTTGCTCCAGCAGAAGTTTTTGGGGTAATTGTAAAAACAAATGTGTCTCCACGATAATAGTCAAAGTCATATGTTCCAGGAAATGCCATGATCTTATTATACCACTAAGAAATGTGGACTAAGATAGATTTGACTTTTACATCCCCGTCAAAATCTGCTCTAATTTGTGGGTTAATTCCATATTTTCTAATTCTGTCATTTACTATGTACAGGGTTTGGGTAACTGAAAAATCATAAAGATATTTATATTTTAGGTTTGCTACAAACTGTGTTGAATTTAAAGTTGCTTTTTCAGAAAAGGCTCTTATCCAAACCTCAGTATTATTTCCATATGTTTCTAATTCAAAACAATAAGTTATTTCAACTCTAGTGCCTATATCTAATCCTTTAAAGTTTAATTGTTGATTTGCTGCACTCCATAGACTTACATTTTCTTTTGGCAAATATTCTTCGTTTGTCCCTTCAGATTTTGCATCGTTTAATATATTTACCCATCCTTCATCTCCGCTAGATAGTCCTACACGAATTTGTGACTGATCTAAATTTTCATAATATGCCCAACCAGACTTTCTATTTTGAGAAACTATTCCGTTGCTTGCAACAATTGATGATTCTCCTGGTTCTCCCTTTTGTCCTCTTTCACCTTTAGCACCTTGTGGCCCAGGATCCCCTTTATCGCCTTTTGGTCCTATCTCTCCCTGTCTACCAGCAATTCCTTGTGGTCCTGGTGGCCCTACAAGTATTCTGTAGTCTATATCGGGCACTAAGGGGTTATTTGTTTCTATAACTGTTTCTGCTGCTGCTTCGGCATAGCCATATTTAGGCTTTGATTGCATCCCTGGAATTTCAGACTTTTTACTTATGCTCACTTATTAATTATAAAGGTTTTTAGGTTAACCTTAATTACCTTAGAGGGTGTAACTGCAGGTGATGTAACTTTAATAATCATAATCCGGTACCTGTTACATCGCTAAGCACTACAATAGTTCCAATAACTGGTGTCCAAGTAACTTCTGATTCAACTGCACCAGACTCATCGTTAGGAATAATAATTTCCAAGTCAAAAGGTAATTCTAAAACGGTATTTCTATAACCAGTTCCCCAAAGTTTTGTAATCTCAGAGGTAGCGGTAATAACAACATAACCAGTATATTTTTCAACGGTCAATTCATCTAAAGTATCACCAGAAGAATCATAGGAAGAAGAAACAAATGTCCAATCAGAAATATCTACAAAGGTAACTTCATCATCTTCTAAAAATTCTACTTTAAGAGTTGCAGAATCTCCACGAACTACTTTCCATTGGATATTTATGGGAGATGCTCCTACTTGATCAATGGAAGCGGTGACAGAACTCATAAAATTATTATACCATACGGTTTTTCATTTGACAGATCAGGAAAGTTCGTGTATACTTAAAATATATAAGAAAAAAGATGTATCTTTAAGTTAAATATATAAAAGATATCTTATATATATTATATATAGTATATATTATTTACTAGAATCTGTAATTCGATTTTCAATCAAAATGTCATACAGTTTGTCAACTTTAATTTCAAGCCTATTGACCTGGTCTTTTACACTAGATCCACCATTCGGGCGCAGTTCGGATAAATAATGTTTTACAAGCCATTTGACTCCGCCTGCAACTAGTGCTAGAATTGATAGCAATGTAAGAATCATTCCTAACCAGTCTTGTGCATTCATTGTAGGATTATTATATCATCATTTAAGGAGAGTTTTGAAAAAAGAAATACTCAGTACGCTTGAATACTCAAAAAATATAATTATATCTCCGGATGTTGATGGTTTAATGAGCGCAACACTTCTTTCTCGAAATTTGGGACATCGAGTCGTCGGCACATATGACAAAAGTATTTTATGTTTGGCGGAAGGTATAAATCCGGCGGAATGTCTGTTCGTCGACTGCGATATGAATACTTCAGAGTTCGCGTCAATTGGAAATCATATGCGACTTATGGAAGATAACATCTGTATCGAATCTTTTAATCCAAATGTTCACTTTGCCACCAAAAAATACAATGAAAAGTTCCCTTACGCAACCTGTTACCTAATCGCGTTTGCAATAGAGGCACAAACCACCACTTTAGACAAACAACGCATGGCATATGCAGATTCGACATATAAAAATGCTGTCGACTATGCAGAGAATATGCGAAATTGGTCTACTAGGATGGATGATGAGAATGTCCGATATGTTTTGTCTGATAAAGTAGATGTTTCCGAAGTAGCAAAAGAATATGAAGAGAAACAAGGTTTGGTATCTCGTAGACTAGGGCTAGAAAAGTATCTAACTGAAATGAATACCGCATTAAAGAAACAATCTGCATGGAACTTTGCATTTCCTGGGGAATTAACAACAATTAAAAAATATAAAACGGGATTAGTTGACAAAAATACTGCCATACGATACAATAAAGATATAATCTCTTATGCCGAGATTTATGGTGGAGAATATAGTGTTACCTACAAAGACTTAAACGAAGAGGGGATATTGTGTTTAAATTAAAAGTTTTATTGTTGTCTATTTCATTTTTATTTGTTTCTGCTGTTCCATCCCAGGCAAATTTTCCTATTTTGGCTACCAAAAAACCTATTATTAAAAAAAATACACCCAAAAAAGTAATTGTCAAAAAAGCATGGATCGATGAAGGAGATAGTTGTGACCCTGCGGTAGCAAATACAGTTAAAGGGTATCCAAAAGGGTCTCAGATTACTGATTGGTTAAAATGCGACAAGAAAACCCAAAAATATATTTACATACCAAAGGAAATATCAAACAATTTTGTTAGATCCTGTGACGCCGATCCTAAAGTTCCAAAAGAATGGGCGAAGGTTGAAATCTGGGCATTACAAAATCTTCAATGTGCAAGATCATATCGATTTGTCCCATTCACAATCAAAGATAAACCAAAAACCGATTTAACAAATTCAATTTCAAATATTGATTCATGTAAATTAAAAAATAATCCTATACAACCAGGCGTTCGATGGACGGGATTTCCTAGATATAAAGATTTTCAAAATTTTCCAAAATCTGCTGTAATTCAAGTAATTCCAATGCAATTTACAGATTATAAAACCAATTCTAATCCTTCCATAGATTTTGAGAAATACTTTAGATTTTTCTCTGATTACCTCACAAATGCATCCGATGTTGAAGTTAAAGTAGACATTCGAATTCCGACTAAATATTATCAATTATCCAAAGAATTGAGTTTTTACGACTTCAAAAATTCAACAGGTGACAATACAGAATTAGAATTAATAAACTTAACAAAAAATGACATCAATTTTGCCAACGTAGACTACATAATTGGAGTTGTTCCTCCAGAAGTTCCCGTTGACGCTTTTTTTGCAGCAGGCTTAAATTGGGGAACCGTATCGACACCGCAAGGTTCGGTTAAGGGCATCTACATTATGGGTCCAACTTCTTTAACAAAAAGAAGTACTCAGGATTCATCCACTGCTGCCGATCCTTGGATAACCATTCATGAAGCAATAGGACATTCTGCTGGCCTAAATGATTCATTGGGTGGAATGAGAGCAGGAAAGCGTGAGATTGGAATGGGTGGTTGGGGAAATATGCATGGATTACAAGGTGATTTTATTGTTTGGGATAAATGGTTAATGGGGTTTGTTGCTGATAAACAAATTGCTTGTTTTGTTGGTTCTGAATCTCAAACTATTTGGGTTCGACCTAATACAGTAAAAGATTCAGGAATTAAAGCAGTAATTATTCCGATAGATGCGCAACATGGAATAGTTGTTGAGTCTCAAAGGTCAGTTGGATATAATTATAAAATACCTAAGAATTTTAATGGTGCCTTGATTTATGCAGTGGATACCTCAGAGCAAAAAAATGATTTTGGTTTCAAACTTTTAAACACAGTTGATAATTACAATCAATCTGAAAATAGATTCGATGCAGCATTGGAGCGAGGTGAAAGTTTTACATATCTAAATTGGAAAATAACTGTAGTTGAATCTGGAGATTTTGGTGATGTGGTTAAGGTTGAAAAGATTCAAAAATAAATTAATTTTTAATATTGGCTTCTTGACCAAATAGGTCTTCTTGTATCCAAGGAGAGTTTAAATCTAATACCGTTTGGCAATCGCAATGCTGACAAACCTCTTGTTGAAAAACCTTCAATGCAAAACCATTGTTTTCCATGTATTCATTATATACCCGATTTTCTGAAAAATTTTATATTTGGGAAAAGTGGTTTTACAGAAATCTGAATATATTTTGCAGATGTACGATACATACATACAAAAAAAATAAACAAAAAAAATTAGTGAGCACACCATAGAGATGTGCCCACCGTATCTGTTTGCTTTATTGTGTACCTTGTACCCACCCATTCAATCCTAATAAATCACAGTCAACCCGCACCCGTGTTGTTTTGTTTAATCGTTTAGGCAAGTCATCAACGAATGTCCGCACCTGTGCTAATTGATCGAATGACATTTTCTTTTCTGTGCCTTGTGTTGTTGTTAGTGTTAGCGTTATCATTTATTTATCCCCTTCGCATTCGCAAGGCATAACTAAGATACCTTCTGTCCCGTAAAAAACAAATCCAGCACTATGACATTCAGCGCATAGGTTACTGATGACATCTAATAGATCCCCCATTTGTTAACCTCCCACTACTAGAGCAATTACTACCGCAATACCTAAGCCGATAAATGCGCCAATAATTCCGTACTGGATATTTTCGTCCATCCAGTCTGCTACTGCTAAAAATGGATTTCTCATATTTACCACTCTCTAATCATTTTGTAAGTTGCCATTGTTTCTAATGTCAACGCTGTTTTTTCTATCTCGCTCATCTTAGCAAGTTTTGATTTACTGTTAGCAATATTTTTTCTAATGCGTAACTTTTCTGATTCGTCTAATTCATCACCGCGATATTTTGGTGATGTAGTAGCGTACTGATCCACTAGGTTTTCTTGATTTGTAAAGTAAGTCATTTATTTTACCTCGAATTCTTCGATATAGTTAATTTTGTAATTGAAACCTTCTGTAGTTCCAAAGTTTTTTAATATATTTTCTAAACGCTTAGCATCTTCTTTTTTGATAAATGCTTCTGCTTTTTTTATTGTTGAGAAGGTTCCTATTGCGCCATCCTCGTAGTTCTCGAACACTTGGTATATTTTCATTTTGAGCCTTTCTAGTTTAGGGACTTTCCCTAACTTCCTTATACCCTGAATTATACACGAGTGGACTGACATTCTCAAATCGAGAATCGGGCGATTCCGGACATTTTGCAAAAGTGTAATGTACCTCACATAACAAACTAGGGCAAAACGGACATCACATGTCGATTCACATGTCGGCGCCCGAAATGTCCGATTTGTGCTATGTGATGTAACACACATTGAGAGTTGTCCGATTTGTCTGATAATTACTTGACATAACAACTGCAAATGTCAGTGGTACCTGATAGAATAAAACTATAACAACAAGAAAGGTGGTCAAAATGACTACATTAATCCTAATGCCCCTAAATCGGTACTATTTAACCGATTACGCCCAATTCACCCACTGCGACGAGGTCCAATACCGCCACTATTGCGAAAAGCATTTCGAGGCGCAAGGTTGCTACTATTGCGAGTTTGACCCTTATGAGCCTTGCGAGTGTGATCAGTAATGAACCTAAATGACTTTAAGGCGCACGTAATCGCTACTCGCCAAGCAAGCAAGGCGGAGGCATTGTCAGTGCTCTCTGCTAAAATGTTAATATCAACAACAACGAAAGGTGGTCAAAATGACTACATTAACAATAAATAAAGTGCATACGCACACACCCCTAGAGAGTGCTATCTCTACTCATAACGATATTGCATACACCATATGCGTTGAGTGTGATCAAAACATTGAGTCCTTCTATATTGACTTTGATAATGATCGTCTAGGTCGTTGGAGTAAATGGGAGGTATCAAGATGAACTATTGGGCATTACTCTCCCTAATATCTGGTGGACTCGTTGCGCTTGCTGGCGTGTTAGCCTTTGGCTTATTGCTAAGGGCTGAGAAATATGGGTGGGATAAATGAAATATAAATTAGACAGTGCGTGTGCCTATTGTCCTGATTGTAATTTCGGTCAGGACTCTTGGGATAGGACTTGTAACTCTTGCGGTGAACAATCTCTAGTGAGTGGCTTTCGCTATATAGATTTAATAAATCTAAAGTATGTATATAGCGACGCACCACCACAAGAAATATTGGAGTTATAAAACCCTTATATTTCAATGTAACGCACTCGGGCGTGTCGCACACATGTGATTGTGGATAACCTTGTGGATAACTTATGTGGGCTATCTCACAAAACTAATTTAAGAAATGTCCGATTTATCCGCATTTTGGATTGGTGTTTGTCAGTGGCTTAGGCTAGACTTAGAATATAACAACAACGAAGGGAAAACCTATAATGATGACAAGAAAAGACTATGTTAATGTATCGGATATTTTGCGAGCATACCAAGATGAAATACCTCAAACTTTATTCGAGGATTTAATAATGGATTTCGCAGATTTCTTTCAAGCAGACAACGACAATTTTTCACCAGAGAAATTTGAAAATGCTTGCTATAATTCTACTATGAAAGTTGGTGCGTAATGAGTTACACTTATTCTTTTGAAAGAGTTACACCAGAAACCGAAGGGTATGGAGATACAATTTTCGATACCCCAGAAAACAACACTGAGCCAACAACAGATTTATTTTCTGATTTATCAGATTGGGCAGATTGGACAGATGAGGACTTAGCAGAATATGAGGCGTACTATGAGGAACACTATGACGAAACAGAGGAACTACAACAGGAAGCGAGAAATAATCGTGAGTAATATCTTTACACTAGAAACCCCTATCGTGTTCAAACACACAATAGATCTTGAAAAATACCCAGAGTTTAATCAGTTGAGTGAGGAAAAAATAAAAACTTTCCTTACTGAAATGGTTGTTACTGTCTTTGAATTAAAAGAAAAAGAAATAGAAGTAAATGAATACAACAGTGGAACTTATTGTGAGGTGATAGTTTAATGGGTAACAATTTATCTACTGAGTTGGCTAGCGGGGATTTCAATATCCCCCTAGAAACTGCGATCACTATTCAGTTGCGTAGTAATCACTATCCGCCCATTCCTCATTCAATGGTATCCGTATGCGTTGAAGCCATTACCGCATATAATGACGGACTAACACAAAAACTAATTGAGTTGCCTTGCGATGGATTAGATAGAAACGGCGAGCCATTCCAAATTACTTGGAAAGGTGAACGATTTGCGCCAGCAGATGCAATTATTGAATCTCACCACTTATGGGAATGGATATATGACAATGACTAAAACACTACAAGAAAAGTTAGATGAAGCATCCTTAGCACTAGAGCCAGTGCTTTGGGAAATACTAAAAGAAATTGAGGAAAATTAAAATGATAACAAACCTAGATATAATCGCTATAACAATCGCACTCGCAGGATCTTGCTTAGTAATGATTTTGCAATTTAATTATATTAGAAAACAAAAAGATAGTATTTATATTTTGCAAACTCTAAACAAAAAACTTATGCATAGAAAATAACAAAAGCCCTTCGGGGTCACATGTGAATGTCCGTTTTGTCTAGAATCTCCCAGGAATTGACTTTGGCTTAACTAAATGATAAAATTATCCTATGACAAAAAAAACAGATGAGGAGTTACGTATCCTAATGGAATTACGTAGATCTAATGCTGCTTCCTATGTCCCGTCAAAAAAAGTTTACGTACGCAAGAAAAAACACCCCAAATTGTCAGTGCAGGAAGGTATAATAGAATCATGAACCCTAAACTAAAAAGATCAAACGATAGAAAGGTCGCTAATGCTGTCAGTCCTAATGGCAAGACTGCAACAATTGCTAACACCTTTGGCCTCCCCGCAGGTAAAGCCTATTCCTGTCCAGGAGAAACCCCTACCTGCAAAAAAGTCTGCTACGCAGGAAAATTAGAAAAGATTTACAAGGGAGTAAGAGATAACCTGCTCCATAATTGGGACCTATTAAAAGACGCTGATCATGAAACTATGGTTAATTTACTTTCAGAAATGATTGAAGACTTTAAAAAAGATTGCGATAAACGCAATGCAGAAAAACTATTCCGCATTCACTGGGACGGTGATTTTTTCAATGATACTTATACACGTGCCTGGCGTGATGTTATTGAAAACAACGAGGATGTTCAATTCTGGGTTTATACACGTGTCGCCTCTGCAACCGTATGGTTAAAAGATATTGCAAACTTATCTTTATATTACTCAACAGACGACGACAACAAGAGTGTTGCACAAGGTCTCTCTACTCAAGGAATAAAACTAGCCTATCTTTCCCAAACCTTTGCACAAGGTAAAGAAGATATGCTCAACCTTATTGGCAAGAGTGGCGTTAAGTGTCCTGAGAACAATAAGAAAATTCCTCTCATCTCTAAAGCAGGGTCTGCTTGCGTTACTTGCGGACAATGCGTATATGAGAGAAATGATATTCTATTCTCTGCTAGTAAGAAGTGATTTGACTATCCCCTGCCAAAATGGTAAAATTGAACTGTCCGAAAGGAATATAATATGGAGTGGCTATTTATCATACTTATATCCATATTACTAATAAATGGTATGGGTCATAGGTAAAATGTCCGAATTGTCCTGTGGTGTATCTCACACCGCTAGGATTTGAGTTATAGCCCTAAAAATGCTATACTTGAACTATCAACAAACGAAAGGAAGCAAAAATGGGAAACTATCAAATCGGAGATAACTACACAACTCTAAAATCTGGAGTTACTGGCGTTATCAAGGAAATCCACCCACAAGCATCTGGCTCGGTGCGTGTTCTGCTTGATGTAAGCGGAAAAGAGCGTTGGACAACTTGGTCTGCTGAATAAGCAAATCAAATCTCACCTGAGTATGTGAAAGATAAACTGCTCACCCCTTTAACCCCTAACAGAAAGTGAACCCGAATATGTCAAGGTATCAAAAATCAAAACCCATCTCAGTAAAAATCGCAACAGCAAAAGTAATTAAAGCGTTAGAGGAAAAACTAACACAATTCAAGAAAGATTACTTAGCGCAAGAAGCACTAGAAAAAAAGTATAATAAAGAACACGAAGCGTACAAAAAAGAACTTATCGAGTACGCTCTTGCTAATGCTAAGTTAGCAACAAACTTTAGAACAAGTTATCGCAATTATGCCAAATGCTTAAACATTGACTTTGACATAACAGTTGATGAGTCAAAACTGCCAAAAGAACCTGAAAGAAATTATGTCATTATACACACAAGCGAATACAATGACACAGTAGCAGAAATTGAAAATGCTGTTCGTATTCTCAAAATGACAGACGAGGAAGTTGTTAGCACTAGCACTTACAATGCTATTGCTCGTTATCTGTAAATAGACGGGCAAGCAAACGCCCTGATACTACTAACAACCTGAGCAAGTTGAAAAACTGCTCACCCAACTAATTTAAGGAATAAAATGACAACTACAACCACAACGACTACATCAACAAATCCAGCGACAGTTACCACTACGGCAACTGCTACTCTTTTGCCTTGGAATGGATTTGCAATTTCGGGTTTTGTTCTTTCACTTACTATTTGGCCAATGGCTTTTATCTTTAGCCCAATAGCACTTAGCCAATTTAAAAGAAATGGTGAAAATTGGAACAGAGGTAAAGGTCTTGCCACTGCAGGATTAGTTATTGCAATAGTTTCAACAGTTTTTACTATTTTGTTTTGGGATTACATTCTTAGTGATTTGGAATATTAAATTTATCTCCCCAGGTAAATTACCTAAGCAAGTAAAAAAACTGCTTACCAAAAATTCACATGTCAATGTGATCTTGCTCACAATGTCCGATATGTACCATTTAAGATTGGCTATTGTCAGCCCTATCTGCTAAGATTAGAATATGACAACGAAAGGAACCCCTATGGAAAACCCCCTAATGGACAAGATCGCAGACGAAACAATGGAAGGTGTACACTCAAACGAAATCACGAGTGAAGCAAGTGCGTTAATGGCAAGTATTGGAGAAGGTGTAGACTTAGAAACAATTATGCGAGAGTTGTACAATTATTCTCTAAGTGTTGCCGCTATGACAGCAAGCAGAATTGTGCCGTTATTCCTTGATGAAAAAACTATTAACAATGAAATTGACAAAGCAATCAAACACAACGAAACACAGTTAATAAATGAAATTGAATTATTCCTACAATCGGAAGGACAGTAATATGCAAGCAACAGATACAGAGTTACGCATTGAAATCGAAAGACTGCAGGTATTGCTGAAAGATACTAAGAGGATATCAGACAGTAACTTTCAGTTATATGTAAAGTTGCAAGATAATGTCAGATCTTTCTTTAGAGAACACGTTGGCACTGGCGAGGACAATGTGTATGTCAGTCTTGATTCAATTAATTCTTTCTTAGCAGAGAATAGTATTGAAACAATCAAAAAAACTTTTGCTGTTTATTTTACTATCGACGGGTATGCAGAAGTCGAAGCAGAATCAGCAGAGGAAGCAAGCGATATGTGTAGCAACATTGAAGCGTCATCTTGGGATATAGAAATTTCAAGTTCCGAGTTAAGCATTGACGCTGTAACACCACTATAATTCCTATAGGGGAATAGACCTAGCCAAGTCTTAAAACTGGCTAATATTCACATGTGCGAGTGACTTACGTCACAATGTCTGATATGTACCATTTAAGAACTTTAAGAATAATCTCCTAGTCTTACGATTTGACTTTTGGTTCCCCATCCTGTAAAATTAGAATATCAACAAAACGAAAGGACAAAAATGGCTCATGAGTTAGAAAGCGATAAATCATTCGCTTCATTTAGACAACCTGCTTGGCACGGTTTAGGTACTGTGTTCAATGAGGAAGTTACTACAACAGAGATGTTGGAATTAGCGAATCTCCACAAGTGGGATGTTCGCCTAGAGGAAGTTGTTATGCCTACACCGCTAGTATGCGATAAGAATTATTTTTTCGTTACCCGAACGAATCCATTTATCGCAGGACAAAATGATGTGCTTGGCGTAGTTGGCGAACGCTATCACACTCTACAAAATGAGGATCTATTCTCATTCGCTGATGCAATGCTTGATGGTGGCCGTTGGGAAACTGCTGGATCAATCAAGGGTGGTCGTGTAGTATTTGGTTCTATTGCACTTAATCGCTCAATCGTGTTAGACCCTAATGGTGTAGCAGATAAAATCGATAACTATCTTTTGGTTCACACCTCACACGATGGTTCTGTATCTATTCAAGCAAGTGTTACACCTGTGCGTGTAGTATGCGCTAACACTCTCAATATGGCGTTGCGCTCTACTAAGCAATCGTTCAAGATTCGCCACACTCAAACTGCTAATGGTAAAGTTCAAGCAGCCCGTACTGCTCTTGGATTAGCCAATGCGTACCTTGATGATTTTTCTAAAATGGCTAACACCATGATCGAAAAAGAAATCAACGCTAAACAATTCAATGATGTTCTGCTTGCTGTCTATCCTAAGCCTAATGATGATTCCAAAAAGGCTATGACAATGTGGACAAACAAAATTGATGTTATCAATGATCTATATGTTGGCGACAACAATCATATGATCGCTGGTAATGCGTGGGGAGCATTTAACGCAATCACCGAACGCCTAGATTGGTATCGTGGCACTGGTGAATCTAAGTTAGCAGCAGCAAGTGGATTTGATTCTGCTATGAACGCAGAAAAGAATCGTATTCTTAAAACTGTTAATAGTGTGCTTCAAGTAGCATAACAAAATAATCCTGAGCAAGATTTAAAACTGCTCTTTGGTTCCGTAGCATAGTTGGTTAATGCGCTACCCTGTCACGGTAGAGATCGTGGGTTCAAGTCCCATCGGAATCGCAAATTCACATGTGGCGGATTTATCCTATCAAACCTCTATCTTATTTTATCTTTAAAACCTTATTAAGAAATGATTTGCTTTTTCCCAGATCTAGGAGTATAATTAATATATGAACCCAGACAGAGATCGACTAAGTTGGCCTATTACCGTACAAGAGTTAGTTAATGAAATATATGAGGATAATCTTTATCACTTTGAATTCCAGGAAAATATGGGCGGACCAGAGTGTGATTGCCACCTTCATACCACTATGGAAACTATCGTTAAATATTGGGGAGAATAATGTCTTGTGAATGCGGAAGTCATCTTCCAGATATGGGCATAAAAGCATTAAGAGAGTATGTTCGTCTTCACATAATCTCATTGGAGCAGGACCTGGACAATGAGGACGGTGCCGACAGTATTGTTCCTTACCTGGAAGGTGCTATTGAAGTCTCTAAGCATTATCTAGAAGTAATGGAAGGTTACGATGACTGATAAGTATCCCCTTATCCCGTCGCATTTAGTCAAGGCACTTGAAGATAAGACTATTCCATTAATTGATGTTCTGCACGGCCACCTCAAAACAGAAATGCTGGACTGCGAGGAAGCCATGAAAGATAATTCAAACCTATTTCTTCAGGGATATATGGAGGCCTTGACAAACCTATACTGTATGACGTATAATCTAAGTATAGAGCGAGCAGCACTTGACAAACAGCCATTAAGAACGGTATAATTAATATCCCAGGATTTGACAATCAACCCCAATAGGAGTAAAATAGTACTATGTACAAAGACGAATCCGGCTACGAAGTGTATGAGGAAATAGTTTGCGATAGGTGTCATAGTTTAGAAATGGAATGTGCTTGGTCTGATGTTTGTCAGAGATGTTGTCATTGTGAACCTAACTGTTGGTATTTTTTCAATGTTCCTCATGACGGCGAAGGCAAAAATTTTGACGACGATGAACCAAGTCTTACAAATTTGGAAACAATGGTTTCTAATGAGAGCCCTAAAGAACTAACTGGTTTACAACTTGCAGGACATATAACAGTAGATAGTGGTCAGATTATTGTTGGAGACCCTTGCTATTTAAAAGTATGGGACGGCAATGAGAATGAACCGTTTTCTATTGACGGTCAACAAGGACAGTATTCTTATTTAGGTTCTTGTGAAGCAACGCTATCAGAAGACGGATTTGGTACATTAAATCTAGGGTTTGCTGTTGCACTATCTTCTGGATATGGCGACGGAAACTATCCCGTATATGTAAAGAAAAATGATCACGGCAAAATTGCATTAGCAATTATTGACTTTACTAATGAATACCTAGTAGATGAGGAATCATGAACCAATATGAGATTGAATTAATACACGAGCCCAGCGGTGCTTATATGAATTTCATTCTATTCAGTGAACTAGAACAAGATGACATTGATGTGGCCGAAACAATTTGGGCGGATATGTCAGTAGTTGTTTTAGATTATAAAGAAGGGGATGAATAATGGGAGCACGTACTAACTTTCATTTCAAGACTAATGAGGATACTTTAACCTTATACAGTCATTGGGGTGGAGATTCAAGAAAGAAAGACTTGGCCCGTGCAATGTATGCTGCACTACCAAGAAAAGGAGATAAGCCATATGCATTGCGTATTATGGTTTCGCAATTGATTGGGACCTCTTGGGACGAGGAAACAGGTTATGGCCTATTTCTAAACGACCCTGCAGGAGCAGAGGAATCATACGGCTATCTTGAAATCAATCTAGACACCTGGACTGTAAACGATGATGGTAATGTTGTATCAATCGAACACTTCATCAGATACAATTCAGAACTGGTACCGCTGCCAAAAAAATATTTGACA